TGCCGGGATTGTTAATGTTTCTAAAATAGTGTTTCCTGTTGGGTTAGTTATTGTTGTGGCAGTAGTATTTTTTAAAAACTGCAATGCTTGCGCCCCTCCATTAGTGACCCATGATAAAACTCCTGAACCATTTGTCTGAATTACTGTTCCGGCAGTACCATCTGAATTGGGCAAAGTGAATGTAGTGTCTGCCGCTACTATTGCCGGGGCTTTAAGACCGATGTAGTTAGTGCCATTAGCAGTAGCCTCTCTTAGCCTTATCTCTCCGGCACTTGATCCATTGTTGAACTCAGGAATTGTTTTGTCAATGACCACATTGCCAGATGCATCAGGAATAGTGATAGTCCTGTCGGCAGTAGGTGTAGTTAATTGAATGTTGGTTGTATTGGCATCTGTTTCAGACCTAAATCCCAAGGCTTTTGTGGCCACTTGCCAGAACATTGTCAGGTAATTATTAATACCTGTTGGTGCAGAATTAGCACTATGCATATGGAAATGCCCAGTAGAATTGCTATCACCAATCTTAGGTGTGTGAGCGACTACAAATCCACTTACTAAGCGTAAAAGGTTGCTCCCATCAAATGCACTTCCATTTTTATACTGGAAATCACCATTTGCCCCTCCAGGTGAACCTCCTCCACCGCCACCACTTGCCGCAATGGTCTGGTTAGGCCATGAACCTGTAATAGTTACATTAGTTCCTCCGACTAATGATGGAGTCGCAGTTCCAGAGCCTCCATTAGCCACAGGTATAATGCCTGTTAAGCTAATATCAGGCGCAGTGCCTCCTGATGATGCTAATGGAGTAGATGCAGTTACCGCAGTAACAGTTCCTCCTCCTCCGCCTGAACCATTAGTCGCAGCAGTTATGCGCCCTTGAGCATCAACAGTAATATTAGCATTGGTATAGGCAGCTGGAGTAACCGCAGTATTGGCAAGGTTTACCGTAACTACTCCGCTTGATCCTCCACCAGACAAACCTGTTCCCGCAGTTACTCCAGTGATTGTGCCTACCGGAAGCCCTCCTCCTGGAAAGTAGCTTATCACTCTCCAATTACCTGATCCCTCAGAGATGAGCATGATGCAATCACCTGCGGCAGTTGTTACATTAGCCGCTCCAGGAATTATCAGGCTGGTGGCATTGTAGACAAGTGTAACCGGAATGTCAAAGCACAAGACAAAGCGTGATCCAGCAGGAAGAGTGCCAAAGGAGTTGATTGAGATTGAGCCTGTGCCTGTGATGTGGACAAAGTTGCCATTGGCTAAGGCTAGGTTAGTTGTTCCTGATGTGGCAGTAATTGGATTGCCTCGGCACTCATAAAAAGCATTTTCGAACTCACTTGTGTCCTTCTGGGTGACAAAGGAGGTAATTCCATTAGTTATCCAATCCCGCAAGTCCTGCGGAGTTATTAGCTGACTAGTATTGTCAGGGAAAAAGCCTAATGAATCTGTACTTAATTGCGCTCTGGTTCTATTCGCCATTGTCAAAGCCTGTGCTGTAACCGTCCGTGAAAGCTCCACCTGTGCCTGATGTCTGTGCAGACATTAGCAGAGTGAACTTAGTTGTACCACCGGAAGCATCTTCAGGCTGATTCATGGCCTCTGTAATGAAGCCCTGAACATCTAAACTGCCTGAAGTGAGCCTGACTTTCCGGTATTGCTCTTCCTGGGACAAAGTTAAGAAATCGCAAAGACTTTGCGGATAACTGAATTCAATGCCGATAGGCTTGAATAGGTACTCCTTTTCGCCTGATCTTAGTAGGTCGGCATAGATATTTGAGTTCTCATAAACATCTGAATCTATACTATACTGCTGACATGGCTCAATGCTGTCAGCTATCGTGCTAATGTAGGCAACTTGATACTCTCCAACTTGGAATCTGAGCATCTTAGAATTAGTGCCGTAAGTGTGCATGCCCAGCACCTTCCACCACCTGAATGCAACCCTTGCTGGCGTGTGCCAGATGTTGTATAAATTATTAAGTGGTGAGCTGCTAAAGTTTATCAGGCTTGATGGCATGCTTATTTCTCCTGGAGCAAAGGTAACTGCTCCGACTTCCTGCGGCAGGTTAAAGCAACTGTCCTCGATGTCATCATAAATGACCTCATTCCTGTTGAGCCAAATGATGAATGTCTCATAATCATTAGGTCGGTCAGAAGTAGCTCCGCCAAAGGTGATGCCTGAGAGCCTCCTGCTGAACTCAATCGCATATCCTTCAGCAATAATCTGGCTTCTGATGTCCAGCTTGGCACTGCTGGCCTCATTCATGGCTCGGTTATCAACAAAGTAATTGCGGTCAGTGTGAATTGCATAAACACCAGAGAGCTGAATGTTTTTCCACTTGTCAGAGTAGCCAAGCGTGATGTTGTTCTTGAGCAAATCAACCTTAGCCATCTGATCTACTTCGCCAACATTGAAAAAGCTCTGGCTGATGTCATTCTGGTAAAAGTATTCCCTCGGCTCTACTCTGATTTTCCACTCTGTCCCTGTCCATTCAAATGCCCAGCCAAGGCAGAAGATTTTATCTAGGTCTTCAAAGGTGTTCTTCCATGTTGTCTTTAATGCACTTAGATTATTAGTTGTCTCAGCCCTCCTGATGCGTAGGCCATTGGTCAGCGCATTGTTCCAATAGCAGCCATTGCCTGACTCTGAGAAGGCATCGGATAGCAGCTTATCATTGCTGCCTGTCATCAGGTAGATGCACCTCCTTAGCCATTGCTCAATGGTCAGGCAGTTGGCAGTTGATGCAAACTCTCCGGCATTGATTTCATTAAGGCTTATCTTATACCCATCAGCAATATCAACTGTAACCGCTGCGGTAACTGTTGAGAAAGTGTCCTGAACGAAAAACAGAGAAATGGTGTAGCCACTTGGAATCGTGAATGATCCTGTGAAGTTCTGGCTGACATTGATTGTCTGACTAGGCAGAAGGTCAATGGTGTATAGGTTAGCTGTTCCGGCAGGAGTGTTTCCATTAAGTGCAATAAAGGCCAATGTGATTTGAACATTGCCACTTGTGTCATTATTGGTCAGAGTGAAGTCAATAGTCACATCATAGTTCCAGGTTCTGGTTGTGCTTCCATTGTTCTTGAGAATTGGAGTAGTCTCCCATGATGCGAAGGTGATAAATATCACATTAGTGTCAAAGGTTGAGCCATAGGTCTCCTTGAAGTCGCTCTGCTGCCAATAGGTAGGAACAACTGCGAATCTTTGGGCAGCTGGCCCAGCAGGGCCATTCGATGTGTAGGTTGAACTACTTGCTAAATTTTTACCATTAGCCTGAAGGTATAAGTCCTGCCTGTGCATCCTTATCTCCTTTTGAACTAGAGAAGCAACAGCATCACCATTCAGATCAGTGGTGCTAGTCAGGTCAATCTCTACATCCTGCCTTGACTTGAATTGCTCTCTGAAGTTGTCATCAATGATGCCTACTGTTATCTCCCAACTGTCGGTGTCACATACATTATGCTCCTGGTAGATGGATAGATTGAGCATTCCTTCAAATTCGTAAAGTGAGCCACTATAACCCACATCAGAAGTGATTTTAATGGCTATCTCGGCATTGATGAACTGCACATCATATAAATCCTTGATCAGCTTTGCGCCCTTATTATAGAACCTTAGCTCAGTGCTGAATGGCTGGTCAATGCCATGACTCTCCATCCTGACCGCTGTGAACTCAATGGCATCCCAGCCTATTGGCTCTTCTACCTCAATGCCGTTCAAGTAAAATTTCCATCCTGCCATAATCGCAAAGGTAAAAAGAAAAAGCCCCTGCAATGCAGAGGCTCTTTACACAGTCTAATCTAAACCAATAACCTCATGAATCAGTCCTGAACCTATTGTTCAAAATTTTAGTTGTCCTTCGTGGTGTTCGGATAAACTTTTCAAACCCTCGCTCATCCATGTTGAGCTGAGTGATAGGTAAGCTCTTTAAGATGCTGCCCAGCTCATCCAACTTACCTACCACCGGAGAGCCTGAGCTGCTGTTGCGGTTGGCATAGTGGTTAGCCAGGAACAGCTCTTGCCTGCTGAGCGCATGGTTAGGTATTACCTGTGAGCCTTTAGGTAGATCAACTAAAGTTGCAGATGCCGGAGTGAAATAAACTTTGCCCGATTCGGTCACAACTTTCTCAACACCTCGCTCACCTACTATCGCCTTGCCTCCCTTGAATGGCTTGCCCTTAGTACCTTCTGCGAACTCAGGCACAGGAGTAGCAGCAATGATGCCTATTTGAGCTGCTGCTATTGCCCCGGCTAATACAGCCAATGGAGTTGTGGCTGGATTTGGCGCATACTTAATAAGCTGCTCACCTAAACTGAATAAAATTCTGGCAACTGATGCTGCTTGCTCAGCCTTAAATTGCTTAGTCCTTATCTCTTTCTCCTTCTCAGCCTTCTGCTGATTAAGCTCATCAATCTTTTGTTGATTGCCACCAGCAAGCTGAATTTCTAAGTCATATCTGCGCTGGAGTAAGGTCATTTCATTGTTTAGCCTAGCTTGATAGATGCTAAACCCACCATCTAGCAGAGTCTGACCTAATTGAAATGCTTTATTTCTAATTTCCTCTTTAATTCTAGCAGCCTCTTTCTCCTTCTCGATTTGCCTCTTTAGATTGTCTTCATAGGCCTTCTGCCAGTCTTTCATTCCCTTCAATCTATCCTGATAGAGCTTCTCCTCGTTAGTTGCTGTTGCTTTCTTAGCCTTTTTTATCCTATCCTCCAGAGTTATGGCTGTGAGATACTCCTTCTTAGCTGCATCCTCAAAGTCCTTAACTGCCTTATCTCGCTGGAGCTTGGCTACCTTAACTTCATCCTGAACTATGCCAATGTTCTTGGTGCTGTATTGCTTTTTAAGCTGATAGACTGCCTCCTGGAATACTCTTTCTGCCCCAATCTCACCCAACTTTGAGCCTCTTAGCTGAGCCATCAGGACTTGCTGCTGCTTCTCAAGCTCAAGTAGCTTTAGTCTGGATTGATATTGAGCCTTATCCTCAGCCTGAGATGATGCACTAGCAGCCTCTGCTGCCTTGGCTCTCTTATTGATCTCATCAATGGCTGCTTGATTTTGAGCAATTAAGGCTTTCTCTAGCTCTTGGCTTTCCAATAGTTGAGCTTTGGCTGCTTCTACTGCTCTTTTTTGGGCAAATAAAAAGCCACTTCCCTTTTCATCCTGCATTTTAGCCTCAGCAATGGCTAAGTCAGCAACCTGCTTATCGTACTGTTGCTGAAGCAATTTAGTCTCTTCAGAAACTACTTTGATTCTGTTCTTTGAATTGGCAGCTGCATTCTTCAATGCCTCATCTGAGGTCTTCACGAAGAAATTCGCATAGGCTGTGTACTGCTTGCCCTCAAACTCCTTTAATTCCTGCTCTTGACCTTTAAATAGCCTATCTAGCGCACCTAGAAACTCAGCAGTTACAGTCAATGCCTTGCCAAATATTGGTGCAAGGTTATTGCCTATGGTGTTCAGCAGTGAATCCCATGTATCGCCAAGGTTGCTGATTTGCCCTCCTAAAGTCTGGGAGACAGCAGATGAAGCTCCAGCTACACCATTGTAATCTCCAAGGCTAAGCAGGTAAGCCTGCACAGCCTCTCTGTTCTTCTTGACTTGAGTTTCTACCCCTTTAAAATTAAAGATGATATTCTCACCAACTGTTCTTGCGCCTATGTTAAGCTCTTTGAGCCTCTCAAATTCAAAGTTCCTGGCATCCAGAATAGCCTCAGTAAATTGGAGAAATGACTTGCCCTGTGAGCTGGCAACATCACCCAGTTTACGCATCTGATCAATGGTCGGCTTAAAGCCTACTCCTGCCAGCTTAACAAATGAATCGGTGACCTCCTGAACGCTGAATGGTGTTGTTGCTGCAAATTGTTTGATGCTTGCCAATGCTCCCTGAGCTGCACTGTTGCTGCCTAGTGTATTTTTAAGGACTGACTCAAACTTCTGGAATTGGGCAGTCACTGCAATGACTTCCTTAGTAAATCCAACTATCTTATCAGCAGCGAATATCCCGGCTATTATTGGCCCGACCTTGGCAGCAACTGCACCCATGCTGCCCATAGCATCGCCTGAATCCTTGCCTGCTTTCTTAGCCTTATCCCCTACATCATCAAACTGCTTCTTGAGCTTGCCAAGCTCAGACAGCAACTGCCGCTCCTCTGCTGTAATCTTATCGAATTCAGATGTAGCCTGCTGGAGCTTAGACAGGTCAATGTCATACCTGATTTTAATATCGTTAGTCGAAATAGTAGCCATGCCCCAAAGATAGCAATTAAAAAAGCCACCGAATATCAGTGGCCTTTTGTAAAAAATTGAAAAACAAATCTATCCCTTACCCTTTCTGGATTTCTGCGCTGCAATATAGCTGCTCACAATCAAATAGTACTCATAGATTGGCCTTTCGACCAGGAATTTAGCTCGCTCAGGATTTCCACCTGAGACTCTAAACTGCTCATCAAATCTAAGTCTGTGCTGTCTGGTAATTGCAGTCCAATAATGTGTTTCAGGTTGTTTAGGCTTTGCAGCGTTTCGGCTTGCAAATAGGTCGGGAAATTCGTGCTGTACTCGGTCAAAGAGGGCAGATAGGCGTACTCTGGCAGTGTCAAAAAAAAACCCTGAACATCATTGTGCTTCATCCAATGCTCAAGTTTGGTCTTGTTGTATGGATATTGATAATCAAGTGGATTCTCTTGCTCATCAAAGTACACAACTGTTGCCAGCTTCAGCTGCCGCAGCAGGCTAACAGACATCTCCATCTGCTCCTTGAGTCTGGATGCCATCACACCTATCTCATACAGCTTCTTGTCATCTTTCTTCTTCTTGTCCATGAGCAGGTTGATTAGGCCATTGTTCCAGCCTCTCAGAAAGTCTGGGTTAATCTGCCAGAGTTCTTCGGTGAAGATGTCCCTAGCAGCCACTGCCCTCTGGAATGGCACATTGACTTCAGATACAAACTTAAAGTAATTGACTCCACCGGAGGTGAAGGCGAACTCAATCTGATCCCAGCGGTCAGCAGGAGCTACTCCCCTGTAAAGTATTCGGCCTGCTTCTCCCTGAACAGGAGCTTCTTCTGCCAGCGGTTGAGCAGCAGGAGGCACAGATGGTTTGCGCCTAAATAAATTGAACATAAGTAAAATGGATAGTCAAATATAAGGCAAGAGATAACCAGGAACTGCCAAGCTCCTGAGCAGAAAGGGCATTCACCTAGTGGCTTCGCCCAGAAGGTCGGCAGCTTCTGAATCTGCAACAGATACCACTGTCCAATCGGATGATCCTCCAGAAAGTAGTCCAGAAACAAGGAAAAGCCTGCGCTTAGGAAGGCTATCAGCAGTAAGGTCATCAGGCTGTTCATCGTGTGGTAGTTGGATAATGCAGCAGCCTCTGCGCTTACCTCCACAATTTGATTGAAAATCATTGTTCATTGGTTTATCCGAAAATGTTTAAGACTAAAATGTTATCCTCCTGATTGCTGTAAGTTGTGGCAAAGCTCAAACAGATGCTGTCATACTCATTGCCATCAGTGGGCATAAAGATGTATGGATTATTGTTGCCCGGCTCATAGAAGCTGATGTGGTACTGCCCACCGTAGCTATTGATGAATCCTTCAGGCATTGCTGTCAGGTCAATCTCAATGAAGCCCTCAAGGTCAATAGTCAGCAACTGCTCAACGATGACATTCACTCCTAGCTTAGTGATCTTAATGACTATGTCAGCCTCGGTGTAAGTCGGTGGCACAGCTATGTAAAATGCAAAAGGGCAGCCATTAAGTGGCTCACAGACCTTAAAACAATCATTGCAACATAGTGCCATACTTCTCCAGGTTAAAGTTGCTTGTAATTTCAGCAAAGTTAGAGAAAATAAAATAGCGAAAGGCATCCAGAGCATGAGACTTATCCGGGTTCTTATTCTTCCAGGCATCTAGGCTGCCCTGCCTGTCTACCTTGGCCTCCTTCAGGTCTGTTACTAGCTCCTCACATCGCTTGCCACTTATCTGAACTTTAGCTTTCTGAAGCACAAGAATAGTCACCAGCCTGCTAGCTATGTGGCTAGGGTTAGACTTAGCCACCTGAAGCTGCATGTCGCTTACCTGAAGGTAGTTCTTGATGAGCGCATAGGCTGAGATGTTATCCATCGTGAATGCATTACGAGCAGCACCGGAGGCATCACCATTAATGATGTAGGTCATGTTGGGGAACTCCTGCCGGATGGTCTGGCAGAGGCTGGCAAGGTCTCCAACTCGATATACCTTGATGACATTGATGGTGGCATAGTAGATGCCTTCCTCAGAGTTTTTGATGTACTGACTTACCACGCAAGTGTTGGTGACATTGAAGTCAAAGGCTAGGTATAGATTGTGAGCTGGAGAGGCTTTGATGTATCCATCGTAGACATGCTTGCTGATGTCAAAACTAGTGGCAAAGAGTGAATCTCTATCCCAGATGCCCCACTGCCCAAGGGCATACACTTCATAATAGGTTTGGCTCACTGACTTGAGTGCCTCCATCCTTGTCACATACTCATCATCGAGGAAGTCAATGGCATCCTTGTAAGTGCCGTGCAACCGGAGTACCTGGTTGGCCTCTTTTGGTGGAACATCATCAAAAAACCGCTTCTTAATCCAGTGGCTATCTGAGACTGGGTTAAAGGTCAGGAAGAAACGCTTTGGATGCTCTGACTTACCCCTAAGTCGCAGAGTTATCTGAGTGAAGTCCTCAAGTGTTAGCTCTGTTGCCTCCTCAATCCAGATGTACTTAGCCTGGCTCAATGACTTGAGCTTCTCAGGATCATCACAGCCCAAGAACACAATCTTATTAGTGCCTGACTGAAGCTCCATGTAGCCTGTCTTAGCCTTAATGAGCCTGTCCAGCCCCCATTGGCTAATCTTGTTTCGGAAGTCAGCAAAGACTGAGTTCCTGATGGTGGCCGCAACTTTCCGGATGACAAAAAAGGTCTGGAATTGATTGGCCTTATTATCGCATATCTCAGCAAGGAATAGCTGAATCATGGTCTGGCTCTTGCCACTTCCAGCTCCACCCCAGAGAATGTTGTAGGTCTTAGGGTCAGTTACTGCATCAAGGTACTTCTCCTGCCATAAGTCAGGACTTGATAGATCAAGCTGTGCCATTAGGCTTCTGGTTCAGCTGCCTTCCTCGTTACAGGCTGTGGCATGATGACTGTATTGAATGAGCCTTCCAGCTCAATGTCTAGCTTGGCCTTGCCATAGGCTCTGTCCAGGAGCAGCTCGGCAGCTCTGACATCACCCTTGGTTGCCTTTGCTCTCAAAGCCATTAGAATGGCCTCTGCTGCGGTCTTGCCATCCTTCTCATCGCCAAGTACATTGGCAAGCAACTCCCTTAACTCAGGTAGCTTTTTAGGCCTGCCAGCAGGATTACCAGATTGGCCTTTGTTCCATTTATGCGGTATGACATTCTCTGGCTTCGGCATCGGTGTTTTGTCGCTGATTAGTACCTTCAGTCAGATATGGCTGACAGTTCCTTTTTATTTGCAATGTAGGGTCTAAGTTAAGCATCCTATCTACAATTACTTGACAATACTTTGGGTCAAACTCAATCACTCTTGCTTTGCGCTTTAATTGCTCGCAAGCAACCATTGTTGTTCCACTGCCTCCAAAAGCATCAATTACAATATCCCCCTGCTTAGATGAGTTCTCAATTTGATAAGCAAATAATCCAATTGGTTTCATTGTTGGATGCTCGGCATTTCTGTTTGGTCTATCAAATTCAATTATTGTTGTTTGCTTTCTATCAGAATACCATTTATGACTTCCACCTTCGAGCCAACCATAAAGACATGGTTCATGCTTCCAATGGTAGTCTTGTCTACCCATAACCATTGAGTTCTTTACCCAAATAAGCTGCTGCTTTAATAACCATCCAGCATCAACTAATGCTTTTCCAAGGTTTACAATTTCAGATGGAGCATGCCAAACATAAATTGCTCCTCCTTTTTTTACTGCCGTTGTTAAAGCTGAATAAAAATCATAAAGGAATTGATAAAAATCATCATTACCCATTGAGTCATTCTCAATAGTTAAAGCATCTTTAGTTTTGCCTTCATAAGCTACGTTGTAGGGAGGGTCAGTGACTACCATATCTGCAAACTCTCCTTGCATTATTTTTTCAAAAGTATCGGTTTGAGTCGAATCTCCACAAAGCAAACGATGCTCACCTATCTCAAATAGGTCGCCAAGAACAATGTCTGTCTGAATCTCATCAGGCATAACATAATCATCTTCTTCTGCTTCAGGCTCTTCAGTAAAGCCAACAGGCACATCTAATCCCCAGGCATCAAGTTCTTCAGCATCCCAATTGTTTGCAAGATCATCCCAATCCCATTCACCAAAGCCAACATTATCTTTGATGATAAACTCTCTCTGCTTAGCCTCATCCCAATCAACTACCTCAACTGGTATCTCTTTCCACTTGGCTTCCTTCATGGCCTTAAAGCGCATGTTGCCTCCAAGGATAATCATATCCTGGTTCACCACTATTGGCCTGACACTTGCCATCTCTGGGAAGTCTTTTAGGCTTTGAACGAGCTTATGAAACTTATCATCCTTGATAAGTCTAGGATTGCTCGGATTTGGTTTGATTAAACTTATTGCAACTACTTGCATGCGGTTTATTTCTTTTTTGGCATCATTGAAGGCATTTTAGGCTTTGATGCCTTCTTGGCCTTCTTAGCCACAGACAGAGCAATAGCTACTGCCTGCTTCTGAGGCTTGCCAGCCTTCATCTCACTCTTAATGTTGGAGCTAACTGTCTTGGCTGAGTAACCTTTCTTGAGCATCTTGTTAAAGTTTGTGCAAAGATAGGTATTTAAGGATTGCCTCATAGACTTCAAGCTGATTAGACCATCTACGCTTGTAGCCTTTGGCGGCATCAGGCTGATTCAGCTTATTTTTTAGCTGTGTAATTTTTCTGCCAAGGTAATCCTGGCAGTCTTGTCTGTTCATCTCTGTTTCTCTTATAGTGTAAAATAAATCATTGGAATAGGTGCAGCGGCCCTCCCATTGGGCAGGTATTTGGCTGATGTGGATTGAATTATACATAGTCTCTAAGGCGCATTAATGGCCCATCAAATTGCAAAGCTATCATTCCGGTTGATCCTGAACGCATCTTAACTTGGTCTAGTATGCATAAACCACTATTTGGTAAATCTTTACCTGCGATTCTAAATGTACCGTTAGGATCATTTGTTTCTGGCCTATACATCATCCAGATAACATCAGCATCCTGTTCCACCGACCCAGACTCACGAAGGTCTGACATAATTGGCATCTTATCACTTCTATCATCTACTCTTCGAGATAACTGACTTAAAGCAACCACAGGTATATCCAGCTCTCTGGCAAGTAGCTTTAATCCTCTGCTGATTTCACCTACTACATTAACCCTATTCGTTTCCTTTGGGTTATTGCTATTGATTAGGCCAATGTAATCAACGAATATAACCTTGATTCCATATTTATTTTTCCACATTGTGGCCTTGGTTCTGATTTTCATCATGTTTAGGTAGCCATCATCACTGATTTTAAGATTCCAGCTTTTCATCCTATGCACCGAATCCATCAAATTAGATTTATCGTAAGGCGATAGTTCGCCTTGTTTGATTTTGTAGGCATAAATATCCGACTCCTGACTCGCTAACCTTTGCACCACTTCGTGCTTTGACATTTCTAAGCTAAAAAGACCACATCCTATTCCCTGCTTTGCCAGATTTCGAATCAGGCTTACAACAAGTGCTGTCTTGCCTTGTCCTGGTCTTGCACCCACAACTGTCAATTCTGAATTTGTAAGGCCACCGCAAAGTTTATCAAGTAATACAATTCCTGTTTTATAGCCAGCTATTTCTCCGGTTACTTTGTTAAGCCAAATAGTAGCTGATTGCTCTAATTGCTGATGAAAGTTGTCATCTGACTTACTGATTGTCTGAGAAAGTAGTGTATCTGTTGATAATTGAATTTTGGCAAGTATGTCAAATATATCCCCATTTTCAGATGAGGCTTTGGTCATCAATTCGGTTGCAATCAGGTATGCTTTTGATCTCAGGTAATGCTCAATCAAAATTCGGCAGTGTATTTCAACATGACCAGGATTATTTAAGGAAGTAAATACCTGACTTAAATATTTAACCCCTCCAGCATCTTTGATAAGATTTGACTTTTTTAGAGTTGATGCAATGGTTTCAAGATTTACAGGTTCTCCGGCATCTTGATTAGCCTGTATTGCTTGAGCTATTACTTTATGCTGAGGAAACTGAAATACCTCCAAGTTTGGAATTGTAGAAAAGGCGATAAGTCTTTCCTCGTTATCTAAAAGCATTGCAGAAAGCACCTGCTTTTCAAGTTCTATATTTTCAAAATTCATAATTTAAAGCATTCATGAGTTTTACGGAAAACTGGCTCGGCCGGAACATTATGGTTTATCGAATTTTGGTTTTTAGGAAGAAAAATTCCTTGCCAACCATTAGCTATTGCTTCATCAATTATTGCCTCTGCTAATTGGTAATTTCCTTGGGACAATAACTTTAATTTTTTCACAATTAAATCAACTGCATGCTGTGACATAAAAGGCTTTTTAATTGACTTTCTATGTTTGGCAAAATCTTCAATCAATTTGCTCAGCTCTCCATATTTTGAAAAATCAAACTCATGATCACTCTGTTTAATTGTTTTATTGTTTCTAGGTTTATATTGTTTAACTATGGGAGCAGTGCCTGTACCTTCGCCTGAACTCTGCTTGGTCATCGGTTGTACCTCCGGTTGGTCA